GGTTAAAAAAGAAAAACATCTTTCCCCTTACTGACGCTGAAAATAACCAGGCGAACAATAATAAAAGAGCTACACTTATATAGAAGAAGGAAACAACGGCATAAAGTAACCAATAGAGTTGTTTAACCTCCATGTCATGCCCGTACTGGCTGGGCTGTGGACACACTAGGAAAGATACGAGGAAAGATAAGTATAATAGACCCCCCCTCCCCTTACTTTTAAAGGTGTGGAGTGCGCCTAGGGGCCACGGGGGTAAACGCATCCTTCCTTATCCGATATAGGACCACAGATTTTTAGGGTAAATTATTCCCAGAGAACCACTAGAAACCACTAGCACCCACTAGCACCCAATGTATACTGCCTAATAAGCACTATCGTTAACGTGAGGAAATGTAGATGAAGTCTAAAATAATTTTACTACTGGCTGTGTTTATGGCTACCAACGCCTTTGCACTTAAGGTCACAAACTACACCCAAACTGGAAGTGGGACGATTCACTTTGTGACAGTAGCGTTACCAGATTTAGGAAACAGTGGCGAGATTCGCTGTGTCATTACAATGAACGACTTACCTGTTGGGATGGCAGAAGACACTATCAAAGGGGTTGGAACACTAGATATATATATTAATGGGGGAACACCTAATGCCACTACCGCAGAGTGTATGGAGATTGAGTAAGAGGATATGGATATGCGTATAGATAAATTATTGTTAGTAGTACCAATGGCTTTATCAATGCTCTTAAGCAGTGGAGTGACCTCTGCTAATGAGATAGCTTACGAAAGGGTTTATGAATGTTTGTCTGATAAACGAAGAGCATTGATTCTTCAACTCCCTGAATCTCAGAGATATGATGAAACAAACGCACTGGCAATCTACATAAACTTTATGGAAGATGGTGAGTTCATAATGGAAAATGCTAGAAATATTTTAGCTACAACCTATGGATTATCCATGTCCAAAAGAACTTATCTAAGGGGTGCATCCACTAGGTCATTGCAACATGAAGACTTAGGTAGTCACCATAAGTTTGTACTTAACGACCAAGACCCAAGAAGCCTTGAGGGTGAAATACTCACCTTTGTTCTAGACAAAGATGTTATGAATGGAACTGCAACTAATCAGAAAACTTGGGATGAACGTCCACTTAAAGATGTGCTGGAAAAGGTTACGAAAGAAGGGGTGGGTTGTACACAGGTGTACCCATCAGTCTAATACCTATAGCTATCTTACTTAGTTAATCTTAATGGTCATTACGTAGAGTTAACATTAAGATAACCTATAGTTATCTTTAGGTTCTATCTATATATATAGCACCCCTAGGGGGCAACTTTAATATTTGCTTCATATTAGAGCGTTTAATAAATCTTTTCAGTTTTTGAACAGCTATTTAGCAATTCTGTTGATGATAAAATAATATACTCTTCGGTTAACTTCCCAAAATAGAAGATTGGAACTTGGCAATGAATCAAAAAGCAACTGATAGCGTGTCTAAAATGGCAAGGAAGCAAGGTGGGCTAGTAATTAAGACCTTACGTAGCATGAATAAGCTTACACAGCATGCCCTCGCTGCTAAAGCAGGACTTGAGTATTATACATTTATCAGCCAAATAGAATCTGGGGTTGGTAAAATACCACCACAGAAGTTAAGAGCCTTCGCTCTAGCATTAAACTGCAATCCAAAGAAGTTTGCTCGAGAGCTATTGAAGTTTTATGACCCCCACACCTTTGAGGTTCTGTTCGATGCCGAACGAACTGAACCGACAGATTATAAAGCACTAATGCATGAGTAAAGACATAGCCCTGAATTACATCTCACCCCAAGGCACCACAGGTTGGATAGTGCGAGTGCCATACGCATATTTTTACGACAATAACACTCGGACGATAAGATATAAGCAAAAATCATTTACTTTCCTTATGCACGATGGCGCGGAAAACGCCTTACTTAAAGCAAAAGAGTTTAGGGACCTTCACAAAATTAGCGACCTCAAATATAAGGACAGAAGTGCTAGCGGAAATAATGGTCGGCAAGTAATGCCTCGAAAAGTCAGAATACGAGGCTTGGATTTGCCAGTTGGAATCACTGATAGTTTAAGACTCAATCGTCAGGGCAACGAACGTACTTCTATTGATGTTCAGGCAATGTGTGGGAAAGTAAGTAGGACAAAATGTTTCATGTACGGCCACATCAGAACGCGAGAAGAAGCAATTAAGCTAGCTGAAAAGAAGCTTGAAGAATTCCTTAATGAAATAGAGGATTCCCTTAGCTAAACCAGACATCCCCTGTAGAATTTTTAGTCCCCATAGCATGGTCCATAAACCTCTCAATCTCATTATTGAAAGCATCAAGCTTCTGTTGGGCCGCTATGGACTCAGAGTCTGCATCCATCTGTTCAGTCCAATAGTTAACTGCCATTGCTAAGGCTTCTAACCTATCATCATGGATGATTGCACCACGTTGTCTAGTAAGCCTAGTCATTTGGTAGAACAAGCTATAGGAAGGTTCTGGCGCACTATCGTAATCCTCCTTAATCAGCTTCTCGTCAATGATAAGACGATGCTGCATCATCACAGGTTCAAGCGTATCAATGATACGGACTTCCTTCTGTGTGTTATGTCTGACTTCTTCAATGGACACAGGGTGAACCTTGTTAACGAATGGTGCTAGTAGCTTAGAGAACATTCCGTCACCGAAGTTACTCTCCACGATTATCATGCTGACCTTCTCTATCTTCGCTAGGGTCGCTAGTTTAGTTAAAGTCTGGTCATCATAACCACCTTTGAAGCCACCACATTGGGTAGCATAGAGATAACCATTCAACATCTTCACAACAGCATAGGCTGTCTCGTCTTTACCACGACCAGAAGGGTCAATAGCAAGTACAGAACCTGTGAAATCATACATTTCATCAGAGAACCACATAGGCCTGTAGAACTTGTCACCAGTAAAACCTACGACAGGTACATCTTGGACAATCTGTGCAGGTCCAGCAGCCCAGGCTAAGTCAGCCCAGCCCTTTTTAGGGTTAAGGTTTGCGACACATAGGTCAGCTAGCTTTAATGGGTACTTATCGGCATCAGATAATGTAGTGTCCAGCATGAATTGCAGAGCGAAACCAGCCTTACCATAGGACGCTTCACGCTCCATTAAGTCCAGCTTAGTGAATCTATCAGGCTCTGTAGGTGACCCCTCTTGGTTGGCTCTACGATGCTCTATGAAAGGTGCTAATCTTCCTTGATACATTGCCGCCTGCTTGTCCGTAGGGTAGCGAGAGGGCCATATACGTATCTCATAGCCACGTTCAGGTAGGAGGTTATAGATGGACATCTCAGTCTGTGGAGTACCTAGGTAAATCACTCGACCATTAGGCTTAAGAACAGCGTCAAACTCCTTGATTGCCTCGGACAATTTGTCACGCATAGTCTGGGTAGCAGAGTTGTTTGAAACCTCCACGTCATCAGCGATTATTGTATTAGCTCTAGAACCTGTAAGCTGCCCGTTGATACCCACTGACTTAACGCTTGGGGAATGGTCGGGAAGTGAAGGCCCAACATCAAAAGCAATGACAGAATCACGCTGACCATTTTTAGTTCTAAGGTGGGCAAGGATTTCGATTTCATTGATAAGTCTTTTGGTAAAGGTTGAGAAGGCATCAGCACGTTCTTTGGATGCTGATACAACTAGAATCTTATGTTGTGGGTCACAGTAGAGTAACCACACTACGTAAGCTGAAGTTATCCAAGATTTACCAATACCACGGAATGCTTCTATCACACATCGCCTAGGGCCAGTTTGAAGATAGCTTCCCATGTCGTATTGAATTGGTGTGGGGTCTGGAAGGTTTAAGGTATGCCATACAATCCATAAGAATTTACGGAAGTCTTGTCTGATTGGGTCATCTACAACGGGTGTAGCCATGTGTTACCTAGTGTTTGGGGAGTTCGTCTTCACTGAAGTCAGGAAGAGCAAGGATAAGGCTGTCTAGAGGGTTACCCTGAGTAGGTACACCATCTATGCCATTGTCTTTAAGAAATTGACGAGCTACGTTAAGGATACTTGCGGTAGTGTCACCAGACTGTACT